CCAGGATTTGGAAATATCCAAATCTTATTAAAGAGTCTAGGTAATACTTTACTATTAGCTACGCAGTTGAGTGCAACTCCACCTCCATAACAAATGTTTGATCCATACTCTCTAGCTTTTAACATTATGGCATGGATTCGATTTTCAACTTCAAACTGAGCACTAGCCGCTATATCTTCTGGAGCACAGCCTTGGAAGTCAAAAACTCCAAAACCTTTATGCCAATTTCTATCAGGTAGATCAAAGCACCATCGCATTGAAACTATAGGTTCACCAAACGCAGCCATCCCCATAGTAATGTATTCATCTTCATTAGGCTTTAAACCAAGACGCTTCGTTATAGCACTGTAAAATAGTCCGATGCTGTGAGGGTATTTTTCTTCCCACACACATTCTAGCCCAAACTCTTTTGGAACCCATATACTCGAACATGCCCACTCTCCAATAGCATCAATTACTACTATAACAGTATCGTCATTGAAAGGTGCAGTATAATACGCTGCAGCTGCATGGCTTTGATGATGATTTAAATGGTGCTGACATATATTCGAATATGTTACGGGAGACATGGAATGATACGTTCTACGTTCATTCTTTAGTTTAGTATCTTCGTAAAAGACCGAGACATCTGCGTTCACATTCAGTAATTCGGGCGGTAAGAATGGATCGTTTTTTCTGCCTGAATATCTTTCTGCCTGTGCAGCCCAATGAATACTTACTTTATCTGTATAGGGAGAAACTTCCACTAAAGAAGCGGAAGCGTCGTGAAATCCTTCGCTAACACCCAATACTTTCATTGGTCTAATTCCTGTTTAATCTGTTCCTTTTCTATCCTTCTGAAACGTTTATTATATTGACGTTTAATCTTCTTTACTACCTTAGATTTATCAAGGTAGCACATAACCTGACGCCAGTTGGTAAAGGTGTCCCATTCTGCTCCACCTTTTAATTTGATCTTGGGTCTCTTTTTCATTGAATTGGTACTCCGCGTGTCCACATATTAAATGAGTACTTTGTTCCTGCTGTTACTTGAGTACTCCTATGCCACATATCACAGCAGAATAATAAAGCATCTCCTGTATTTAGATTAAAAGGATCGTGCTTATATATTTCTGTTGCTCCCCCAGTAAATTTATTATTTAGTTTGATTACTACACTAATACGATAAGGTGCTCTTTTAGTGTATAAAGTTTCTATTTCTTCAAGATTATCTTTATGCCACCCTAAGTCTTCAGCAGGAGTAAGTTTATTTATATACTGTACTGTTTCATCTTGTAGTACAAAGTTATAACTATTTCTATTATACTCTTTAACTAATTCATGTATATCGCTGGGAACCTGTTTACTATGTACTACTGCTCTGTTAGAAGTAGCGGGGTAGTTACGCGGCTGTTCTGCCGCTCCATGCGTACCTAGCTTATCGAAACTATAAGGTATAAATTTATCTTGATAAGCATTTATCAAGGAGTTACATTGGCTTACTGACCAAAAGTTTTTCTCCACGCCTATAACGTGAAATTTTTTTCCATGTTGTATTATCATCTATCACTTACTCGTCTAGGAAAATCATCTAATATTTTACTATCTATATTAAAGCATTCCGTATGCCCACCAAATTTATGGGTTGGTTTAAACCTATCATTTATATACTTCTCATGTAGCTGTTGCTCCATGCAAAACACTTCATAAAGGGTGCTCTTCCATGTCCTTTGAATCCGTACATCATACCCTTTAAAGCCTCTAGCACGTTTAATAACATGACGCCAGTCTTTACCTGCTGCCATGCCAACCTTAATACACTCTCGTTCAAATGTCTTTTTATTAACTAAAACGACGGCGTACAGAACCCCGTCTCGTCCCCTTTCATTCGGGCGATTTTTAAAATAAGTTTCGTTATAGACACCTTTACTCATTAGTGTAAAGTAAGATTTAGTTCCTTGTATTCTTCTAATAAATCCTCGAACCATTCTTCGTCATTCTCAACCATTCCTCTAAATTCTTCAATTCCAACATAGCCATTCCCTTGTGGGATTTTAGATATATAAACCTGATAAGCTTCGGCTAGTTGACTCTCTAAATATAATAACATTATACTCGTCTCACAATGCGGGGTATAATTTCTCCGCTTCTAATAACCTCTACACTACAACCGATCTCTAAATCTAACTGATTTATAAAACCTATGTTATGTAATGTAGCCCTAGAGATAGTAGCTCCCCCTATGTTAATAGGCTCGAGAATTGCAACGGGAGCTACCACTCCACTTTTTCCTGTATTCCATACTACATCTAATAGTTTTGTAACTATCCCCTTTTCTCGAGTTTTAAGAGCGTAAGCTCCTCTAGGGTGATGCGCGGTGTAACCCATTTCTTGGAAATAGGAATATTTATCCACACGGAATACTGTGCCGTCTTGGGGAAAATGGTTGTAACTTCCGATAGAAATTACGTTGAACCAGTTATCTAATAACTTCATATCTTCCAGCCAATACGCGCCTATGTATGGTTGAATCCCATACACTATGAACGTTAGGTCTCTCTTCTTAAATTCTTCGGCATCTTTGAGGTTTAATGCTCCCGCCGCATAATTTCTCGCATTTTTTATTGATTTGGGGGCTACTATTTCTCCTGTGATTTGTCTCAATCCAGAGAATAATGACTTTCCAAATTCTAATGAGCGAGGTACGATATGCTTAATTTTATCACTTATTTCTAAACCTGCTTTTCCGTCCCCTCTCGTTAAGGCGTCATGAAAGATTCCATCTACATAACAAATAGACACAGCTGCGCCGTCCATCTTAGGTGTGGCTACTACTGCGTTGTTTCCATAATCGGGGGGTGTGCCTTCGTTGGCGAAGACTTTTTGAAGTGAGTACATTGGAAAAGGGTGGGCAAAACGGGAATCCGTTTCGTGCCCAATAGTAAGTTCTGCAAAAGTGTTTTCGCATATCCTATCGTACACCTCATCTGGGATGATGGGAGTACCACGATAGTATTGATCGCGACATTTGCTTAAATACGTTTCCAAATCTCTATTCATGTATATATTATACTAGAAAATAGAGGTAATGTCAAGAATTATTTTTGCTAATCTAAATATATTTGGTCAAGTTTGTCTTTGAAATGGATTTCTAGAATGTCCTTGACTTCAGTAAGAGAGAGGATTTCAACTAACCCATCGAAAAGGTTTCTGCTATTATCAAAGTCTAGAGGCAGCGAGACGCCTTCCCTGCTGGGCTTCCATTCTTCGTCAAAATCTAGGAAATACTTTCTGATGGAGAGATACTCTACATTTCTAAAGGTATTGATGGTTAGATAAACACGTTCGTGCTTCTCTTCGTTATAGTGTATTAGTTTTTCAAATACTGGGGGTGCTTCATGTATTTCTATCATTCTTCAAGATCGCTTGTAAAGGAATAATAGAAGTAACGTGTTCAGGCTGAAGTAGTCTATACGAATCTGTGTCCCAGCAAAATAGTAAAACCTGCTTGTCAGTAGGTCTTGCTCTATTTCTCTTTGACTGAATATACTTATTATCGAAATCTAGTGTACAGACGTTATACTTTAATCTACGACTGTTCTGACTCCTATAAGTAATTATTGCATCACCGCATTTTTCCACCTGAGTGATAAATTCGTCCTTTCTCATTAGGTTCCTTGTGGGTTAGTACTTAGTTGTTACCGTCCCAAACAATGGTATCCTTAAAAAAGAGGTGGTTTCAATAGATGCAAAAATACGCAGAGGATATTGCTATCCTCTACGATTTAGGGGTAGTTAATTGTTCATCGAGTTAAGTATCTCTGCAAAATAGTTAGCTGCTTTCCCCGTCAGCTTACTGATTATTGCTGCATCTGGCTCTTTGCCTATGTCTTGGATTGCATTGGTTAAAGTTGCCTGTGCATCCGCTACAGATACACGACCACCACCAGTTGATCCATTACTAGATGCGCGCGTTGCAGGAGTCTTCTTAACATATACACCAGCTCTGGTTAAGATCATTCTTACACCATTTGGGCTCTCGCCTAATTCGGAAGCAATGTCTTTAACGATTTCCATACTGTTTTCAGGAGTAGGATCTTCAGAGGTATATTTATTGATGGCTTGTTGTTTTTTATCTTCTTCCCAAGGCATTCGTTTTCTCCGTTGTTGTTGTTGAAAGTAAAATCTGTCGCTCATGATTTTTCCATTTATAAGTATATTATACTAGGAATCGAGGGCGATGTCAAGAACTATTTTTTAATATGTGTACCCGTAGGTGTTAAGGTCTGGTCTTATTAACCTGGCAGTTAGCATTAAACTCTTATTTGTAAACCACCTTCTGTAGTCGTCTGAGATAGTTTGTTCTATCAAAATCGAACTATTTTTAGGTTCATCAATAGAGAGAGCTATGAGGTCTTGTTCCCAGTTTTCTAATGAGATAACTACTTCACACTTTTCATAAAGAACTGCTTGACTCTGAATCTTGTTCTTGGCTACCCAATTATCAAAGCCTACGTAATCCCAATCATCTCTATACAAAGAGATGAGTCTTTCGTATGGATTACGAACTACAGCTATAGTGCCTTTATCGTATTCCAGAAACAAACTCTGATTCATTCTCTAACTCCTTTCCTAGTGCTTTAACGTCCTCTACCTTATGCTTTAGTTGGGAATCTTCAGTATTTAATGAATCAAGTTTTTCTAGCAATACAACAAGTTTTGCACTACACTGGGCTATTGTGTGTATGTCTGGCATATCTTCCTTACTTAACTGGACTATAAGTCCACATATTTATCTAATACGAGTAGCTTGTCTTCTGCTTCTGCAATTTTTTCTATCTGAGTATCAATCGCAGCAATAACTTCGGGGTGTTCCCCTATACCTGCTGGATTATCTAAATAAACATGCAGATTGGCGTCAGCTTCTGCTATCTCGCCTTTGTACTTCATTTCTAAAGCAGTTTTAATCTTTTGTCTCATCATCGTCACCTATTAAATTTCGGACATAATTATATATAAAAGCTATCCTATACTTTTCTATTAAGGCTGCCCACAATAATAGAGGTACAGTAACAAAAGCCATTATACTGAATAAAAAGAAAGTTGCTACTTTCCAACGGTAAATTACATGGTCAGGGTTGGCTTCGCCTATTATGCGAATACTTGGCACATAAATTTGCCAAATAATAAAAATCCAACTACTTAACCACAGGGGTAGAACCCAATCAAATAGATACTCCATATTGCTCCAAATGCTTTAGACTTCCTAAATCGTAAGCCAAAGCAAAGGAGTGATATCCTACCTTGCTACCATCGAGCCAAGGGAAGTAGCTTTTGTCCATGACGTCTTGAGATACTGGGTCATACACATAAAGTGCATATCCCTTTGCCCCATACTTTTCCTCAAAATTTATAACAGGTTTCATATAGCCTGGCATTGAGTTCATGTATTCTACTGTATTTTCCCTTATGATTTTGGCAATCTTGTTATCCTTTACAGACCATACAAGTTCACCATTATCAAACTCGTCCCTAACACATTGTTCTGGAAGCAATTGATATCTATGTCTATAACACTTAGAGTGTTCTTCTTTTGATAGTTTCTCAGGAATACCTACTCTCTGAATTATTGCCTTGACAAATGCGTTAGAACGATAAGTTCTGGTGGCTATTTCGGAGATATTTTCTCCATCTAAATAGTACTCTATCACGGTTTTTATTTCGTCTCGAGTTGCACCTTTACCTCTATTTTGGTTCTTACGTTTTTCTTTATAAGCCCAAACTTCATTCTGCTCATCTATGATTTTCTGAAGTCTGGTCGTGTTATACCTTATATTCAGAATTTCGCAGGCTTCTTTCTTTGTGATTGGCTTATCCGCATCAAGCAGACTAATAACCTTGAGGATATTTACATCCGTAAGCTTTTCATGATCTTTGCTTCTTAGTGCCAATCGAAGTCTCCATCATCAGGGAGTTTTGTTCCTAGTAACATGATAGCATAGTGGATAATTTTTAGTAAATCAGTTTCATCATGCCCATTCTTTTTTCCGTAACGCTGGGCATACTTAAGTATGTTTCCCATACAAAAGCCTTCTCCATGTCCTGTATCGAATATAAACTCTGTTGCTTGAATCTTCCCTTGTGCATAGTGTTTTCCATAAGTTTCTTCTATGTACTTCCATGCTGTATTAAGAGCTTCTTCTTCATTAAACTTATAGTCTATATCTCTGTACTCGTGGTTTTTTACGTCATTGTCCATTATTCTGTTTCCCAAAATGCTATTTGTGTTAATCTTCCTGTTGTTTTATTGTTTCCGAAACTAGCGTTAGTGGGAGCGTGAAAATTATAAGCATCATAGATTATACATCTATTATATTTATTTTCAACTGTTATGTGAGGTCTCCATGTATCTGTTACACGCTTCGACTCTAGGACATTTCCGTAAAACGATGGACCTTTGATCAATCTATCATTTTCATACTGTCTTTTTGTGCCTGTTCGTATATGTTCCATTAGAACTGTTCCACTATTCTCAGGAGGATTAGGAGTAAGATAAATAACTGCTGCCCAAAGGGCGGTTGCGCCAGGCTCACCTAAGTTTAATGTGTGATCTCCGTGTACCCAGTTAAATGAATGTTTATGTTCATACCCTAAATTAAAAGCACCATTACTGGTGTTGTTTTTAAAGGCGACTATCTTTCTGCCTAGTATGCTTTTAAACCTATTACGAAGGTATATCATATTAAGCCAGCTTGGATTATTACAGCGAATACCTGTGTGGTGACGTATGCCTTTCTCGTCTACCCCATCTATAAAGTCAAGTTCCAGTGCTTTTTCTCGAATTGCGTCTGGATTAGGGTAGAAGTCATCTACTATGTAGATCACTAGTCTAACTCATCGAGTACGTCCAGCCCACCTTCTATCTTTGCAAGATATTCCTTGGTCCGCGCTAGTTTTCCTTCAAGTACAGTTATCTGCTCTTCAGCTTCTTTCTGTTGCTTTTGAAGGTTTATTCGTAGCATTGTTCGTTGTGTCATAGTTTGTATGTTCATATCATCTAGTATGCCAATTAGTTCAGCTTTCTTCGCCATGTCTGCTCCCGTGCTCCCGCCATGCCCTAAGTACAGTTGAAATTCCGTTTTTCTTAATCATTCTCAACTGTCTACGCTGACCAAAGTCTAGCCTAGCTTTCTCAAACCAAGCGTTTTTGCGTTCATCATCCCAATCAGGTGGAAAACATACTCTCATACCATCGAGTTCATATGCTCTAATACCCGTTTGGGGATCTTCAATTAAATTATTTTTATCCATATCCTTTTTCTAAAAAAGGGTTAGTCCCCTTCCTGTATACAGGCAGTTACTGTGTCTAAAGTAGCTCCCCATTTATTTTTTGCGTTCCGCCTTAATTACTAGCTATGCGTTCAGGACGCTTTGCTTTTCATATTTTGGGTTGCGTATCTAAAGAGTTAGTTCACTTCTATAGGGGACTCCCTAATAACCTTGAGTAGTATGACTATATGCGTCTTCACACTCTCTTAATAACTCTCCGCAAACACATCTTTTTCTGCTTTTCAAACTATGTTGAAGTGCGATATCCCAAGATGTATTAGCGGAATTTAGTTTCTTCTTCAATTTCATATACATATTATACTAAATTTTCGAAGTCGTGTCAAGAACTATTTTTCAAATCCATATAATAATTACTTACTGTTGATCTTATCTTTCGCTGTACCAGCGTATAAACCAAACCATGCAGCTCCTGCTCCTACTACTATCGAAATCAGTCCTGATTGCTCTAGCGTGGGGACTTCAAGATCCATGAACCACATTGTACAGTAGTACAATAGGAAAATGTAAACAGAAAGGAATAGACGTGGAAAAATCCTCCAAGAGTCTATCATTTGAGATAACCATATCCAGCGTTGCCACGGATTATCTGGTTCTTTCTCATTCTCCATTTCCATTATTTTTGATTTTAGCTCTCCAATTTCTTGAACCATAGCCATAAATTTATTAAGGTCTATTTCAACTTCGTTCCTAGACATATCGCCTTGGAACTGTTCACTCGGTTGTGCCATTTATTTCTCCCAACCAGTCTAGCCATTCCATTCTTTTATAAGGTTTTTTTCGCTCCGTAAAGTGAAAAGAAATGGATATTCTGGGGCTTAGGGTATCTACCCTGTGATATAATTTTTTTGGTATATATAATAAATCTCCTTCTGATAAATCAATAACTGTTTCAACAGTTGCTTCGTCTCGTTTAGGACAATCATATTCAAACTCATTATATATGTACCAACGTACGCTTCCTCTTACATGAAAGAGAAAGTTATCCGTACTATCTGCATGGATAGGGAAACATCTCGCTCCCTTCATATTAGAACAATAAAGGTTAGCTTGTCCCAATCCATAGTGCTTTTCAAACTCTTGACATTGTTGCCACATTGTTTTATTTAAGAACTCACTAAGAGTTAAAATGAAACTGCAACCTTGTTGCCAATATTCGAAAATTTCTTCTCTAGTTAATTTAACCTTTGCTTTTTTATGACAGTACTTACCCGTTGGGGTTACTATCTGTAGCTGGGGCATACGATCCCACCCTCCCAGTTTATTACTGTTTAGGTACTGATCAACTTCTTTCCAACTAAAATGATCTTTAAAAATATTTTCTTTGCTTTTAGCTACAAAATACTTTTTTTCTCTAAATTCATCATTAAATCGTTCGAGAGACATTGGTAGTAGTTGTTCAAATGGTATGCTCATCTTTCCATAAACCAAGTTACTAAGGAATGTCTTACTCCTTTTGTTACGGGCTTGACTCTGTGCCTTAGTGATGGATTAAAAACAATTATTGATAGAGGATCAAATGCATGGTCTGGTAGTTCAATTCCATCAATTTCTAACTCACCACCTTCATACTGATCTTTTGGAGACAATACCGAAATAAAACTATATTTTCTATACCCTTCTCCGCTTCCATCTTTATGCCAGTTATAGTAGTTCCCTGCTTTATAAGTTAAGACATTTGCTGTCTCTGGTTTTAGATCCCCGTAGGGTTTCATAAACTCAGATAGCCAAGGATCTATTTTATCCCTTAAGAATCTAACATCTACTTTTCTAGCATCATCAAGCCTAGCCTTTATTGTTGAACTGCCTACTACGCCTGGCGTTGGTACATGGGTTTTTAAACACTCTATACAAGCACTATATACTTCTACACTTAGCGCGTCTTTAAAGACTGCTACCTTCATTAGAATTCCTCTGGGTTAGAGATCGTCTTTACTTTTCGTGCATAGTCCCAGAGTATTGCTGCAATATCATCTCTCATATAAGTGCCTTTACCCCAAGGCGAATAGATAGGATGCCAAGGTTGAGTACTCATACTTGTAAAATGTATATGATAAATCTCCTCTAAATCAAAATTAGGTATTACATCATTTGCTTCAGGCGTTCCAGCTACCGGCAAGATTTCATCTCCGTACCATGAGGTATCTCTACCATCAAAGCTATTCCATCTAGGATTTAATTCTTTGATTATACCTGATACATTTTCTCTGTGAGGGTTGCCTATGTCTCTTATAAACTGGTGTTTATAATTTTTCTCACAATTTTTTATTTCACTAATCGGAGCTATAAATTCTTGTGCTTTTTCACAATCAATTACCATAACACTATCGCAGAACCAACCCTTTGCTTTAGGTGTTTGAGCCCACTCCATACCATTATCGTGTAGTCCGTCCCACGCCATTGCAAAAGCATGATCCTCTAAGTCCATGTTATATAAAACCGATATATCTCTAAGGTTTAACTGATCTACATCTGTATAAATTGCTCTACCTTCAAAATTACATAGTTCAGGTACTGCATACCTGAAACAAGTAAAAGGTGTTCCCCATCCATTCTTATTCCAATCTTTAAACATCTTTGGTCTTAAGAAACGTATGTCCAATTCTGCATCTGTATTCATATATAAACTGTATAGATATATTTGCTCTATCCATTTATCTTCTGTGTCGCTTGTGCCTATAAATATTTTAATCATCTCTGAATCCTATATGAAAGTACATTGTGTCAGGCTTTGGGAGAATTACTACTAATTCTTCTTTACTCCTCATAATATATTCGTATTTTTTTAAGTACTTCCATTTCTTTCCACCTCTATCTGCCCAGTTTGGAACTAATTGTGGAGAGTGCATGCTTACATCTTTACAAGCAGAGACATAAGAACTATCTTCTGTATTTGGTGTCACAATTATACTTCCTGAATCTGTCATCGGAAGGTATAAGTGATCTCCAAGACCTTTATCTCCTGTTGGTAAATGCAAACTGCTTTCATTGTGCTTTACTAAAACAAAATAAGCTATAGTAGGATGTCCTCCTATGCATCTTAAGTCGTGGAAAATTTTGTCCCTTGCATTTCTCCAGAAAGGAGCGGAACAATTATAGAGGGGGCGTTGGTGTAAGGAGTAGAACATGTACACATCTGCTCTGGGATATGTCCATAGCCTTTGGGGCGACATATATTTAAGGGCGTCTTCTGCTAAGTGTTTAAATGTTATATTTTCTTGGGTCACGATTATCTACCTTTCCATTTTGTATTAGTAATTGAGCTGCATGAGCCCAATGCACGTCTGGCATTATTAAAGCACTTATGTACTTATACCTCCACTTCTTCGCTATTGTTAGTCTTTGGTTTCCTGTGTAAGCTAATAAAGGTTTTTTACTATCAAAAGGTATTATCAAATCTTCGGTTATCTGTCTTATTGCCATCTTATAGTTAGATTCTGTGTTCTCTATTACTATAATGGGGTGTGTTAACCCCTTTTTTATGATGTCATATTTTAACTTCGCATCGCCTTTAGAGGGCAACACTACTTGAGCAATGTCGTCTATCTTAGTTTTTACAATAAACTCTCGCTGAGTCCTTAAATGCTTGTCGTGAAACAGTATGTCATACCATTCATTAGGACTTTCTAAATACATTAAGCAAATTCTTTAATAAAAGATTCTACTGCGTCCATTTTATTCCCTAAATGTCTAGGGATTGCTATATCTACTACAAATCTAGGTTTACTACCCTGATTTTTATCTGCAAACCATGTGTCTCCATCAAAGTCGTTTCGTATGCAAGTCCAGTTACCACCACCAATATTTCCTTTCCTAAATTGATCAGGTACTTTAGTTACCCGTTTATTTTTTACTGCAACTGAGTAGCCACGACCTGAGTTGTGGATAAATCTAAGGGAGTGGTGTGGTTTATTTTTATTGTTATGCCAACCAGTAAACCCCTTATCAGGCGGCATCACTGTTAGGGTATCAAAATACCACTTATCTGATTTAGCTCCTTCTATGCCTGCACTAATAGCAGTAAGAAACCAGTGTTTCATTTCTCTAAATTCTTGCTTAGTTGTGTGTCCATGACGACAGGGACTAGCATAGTCTCTATAGTTATGTTCTTTAGGGTATCCTACAAAGTCGTCGTCTGCTTGATAAGCTCTCAATGTACTATACTTTAGATCAGGCTTTGGTAAACCTGTCCAAGAGTGTGGGTACTTATATAAGCTCTCAGCTAATTTATCTAGTCTTTCTAGAAATCTAATATTTTTTATTGGAATATTTTTCATTGTTTTTCAACTTTTAGACCAATAGCGTCTTGGTCTCCTTGAGGCGTTTTAATAGTAACATTTCTATAGTATACTATTACCTCTTGTACTTCCCTGATGTATCTGCGAAGTTCCTGCATATTGTAGGACATTAGTTCGTAGTCTTCAGTAGATATAGCAAAAAATACTATATCTCCATTGTTCTTTTTGGCTACATCTTCTAGAAATTTATCTAAATATGTGTAGTCAGCAGGCCAATCTGGGTTTTCTTTTCCTAAGTCACATACCCATACATCATCAATTTTTTGTCTTGGTCTTTTACCTTCTTCATCTTTTACACAGGGGTTTGCTATTTTTGCTGAAGATACTACATGCCAAACAGGATCTTTAAGATCAATATTTCTCGGCATTGTAGGTTGAATAATATCTATCTCAATAGGTTTAGAAGATACTTCTATCTTCTTAGTTCCAAACATGGAACAACCACTAATTGTTAGGGTTAATATCAGTGCTGGGATCATCCAGCGAATCGAGTTCTTTACTATCATTTTCTATGCTCTCAAATACAGCCTGTGTTTGTTCATTGGCTCTTGTTTCTATCATACCTGGCTTTGCAATCGCAAGTTTATTTAAGTTGTGTCTCCTAAATATATCCAAGTATCCATTCATTTCTTGCTCAATCTGAGCATTTCTAGAAGCCATTGTATTCAAGGCTGCGCCTTGTTTCTCATAGCTTTCCTTAATCACAGCAATGGCTTCTTCTTGTTGAGCTATTGCTATCTCTAGTTTGGCATTATTCTCTTTTAGAGTTATATTTTCATTGTATAGCCAGAACCCACCTAGTCCTAATACTATAACAATCCCTATCAATAATTGATTCATGCCTAACCTCTGATTTCTTCAACACTTTCTGGTGTTTCAATTTCAATACTTTCGTCTGCTTCCTTTATCATCGCACAACCACTTATTGTAAAAGTGAGTGCAATTAGAAGTGCTACTAATGTTTTCATAATTGTTCTATCCTATAATTTAGCCCGTCCGAACCTGATATTTCTATTACATCACCATCATCATTTACGAACTTTAATTGTTTTTCTTTTTTGACTAAAAACTTTTTTACTATATATTCACGGTCGTCAGCGTCCCCCCATATTTGGTTATAACTAACTACTACTGAATATCGTGGGAATAGCTTGTAGTATATCCATTCATATATCTTTACTAAGATTCTCCAGACCGCCTTAAAGAAGCCTTTTATTCTTACTAATTTAGCCATTCCTTACCTTCAAAATGTGCGGCTTCTGCAGCTCGTCTTTTAGTTAGTCCTGCTAACTGTTTACCACCTGCTTTGTCCCATCTTTTGATTTGGTTTGGTACGTCTTCGAAGTTGCCTGTGTTTAGTCTTTTCAAAAGAGTACTTGTTCTCAAGTTTGTTGGTCCGAGGTTATATACCCACACTACAAGTGCATCAAATTGCTCTTGGTTTAGTGGTGCTTCCACTAAGTCGTCTATATATCCTTGATACTCTACTAATTCCTCAAGAAGCATCTGTTCTGCCTCCTCTTGAGTAATTTGCATTCCGCTATGAACCCCTTTTGTATGTCCATAACCTATCGTCCACACGCCTACTGAGTCTTGGTAAGCTGTTAGCCTACACCCTTCAAAGTATTTCAGTATGTCGTGTCCTTTATTACTTAATTGCATATAAATGCTCCATATTAGTCCTGTTGTCAGAAGGATAATAGCTAACCATTGTAATCGGTTATTCATATCGTCTCCCATTTTCCAGAAGGTATGAGGACGCCCCTAAAGACGTCCTCATTGTGTCGTTTAATTACTACTTAATGTCGAACAGTTTGTCTGAACTTGCATCTTGCGTAATAGTAATCGTGAGTAGTCCGTCTTTTAGTTTGACTTCTTCTACTTGTAGGTCTGAGTTAAGGATAAAGACTTTGTCGAACGATTTGGTGCTTAGTCCTTGATGTAGATAAGGATCACCTCCTTTTTCTTCTCTATGTCCCTTTATGCTAAGTTCATTATTATGCAACTTAACTTTGAGGTCTTGTTTACTCCAACCCGGCACAGCAACTTCTAATCGAAATCCCTGTTTACCTTCTACTATGTTGTATCTTGGGTAAGACGTATGTTCCATATGGTCGAACCATGCTGGATTATGCCCTAACCAGAAGTTTCTAAATAGCTCTCTGCTTATGTGATTTGCTACCATTTTTTCCTCCTAAATTTACCTTTCGGTTAAACTTTGCCCACCCTTGCGGTGTGGACGCCTAAAATTCGAATGTTTTCACATTCATACTTATTATACCAAAATTAGACCTTGTTGTCAAGAACTATTTTCAGTCATCATAATCAATGAAGCCTTTTTCCCGCATATAGTCAAGACAATCTGAAATTCCAATTTGCTTTCCTATCGTGAAGAATAATCCTCCAGCACAAATAACAAGTGTCAACCATTGTGCTTCATTCAATCCTATTCCTAAATCCATAATTTTTCCTATTATTGGCGGTCTGACGGGGGATCGAACCCCGAATATCGCCGTGACAGGGCGACGTTATAACCATTTAACTACCAGACCATATTGGTACTCTGTAGGAGAATCGAACTCCTGTTGCATGGATGAAAACCATGTGTCCTGACCACTAGACGAACAGAGCATTGTTTTTGGAGCGGGATAGGAGAATCGAACTCCTGTCCTCAGCTTGGAAGGCTGTGGTAATACCATTATACTAATCCCGCGTACTCTTGGCGGAGAGAGCAGGATTCGAACCTGCGGAGGACTTTAATCCTCTCTCAGTTAGCAACCGAGTGCTTTAAGCCTCTCAGCCATCTCTCCTAAATTTGGGGTGAGCAATGGGGGTCGAACCCACAACCACCTACTCCACAAGCAGGGGCTCTACCATTGAGCTATACTCACCATGTTGGTGGAGCTGATAGGAATCGAACCTACGACCTACTGGATGCAAACCAGTCGCTCTCCCTACTGAGCTACAGCCCCTATTTCTCTCATTTCATATAGATATTATACATGGTTTTGAACGCGAGGTCAAGTACTTTTTGCAACAATACTAAAAATAGTTCTTGACACAGAACTTATTTTTTAGTATAATAACAATATGAAAACTTGGAATGACAAAGAAATCCGCTTTCTTCAGAAAGCGTACAACAACGAGCCAATCGCAAAGATCGCTCGCAC